CAGTAGTAGTTACTCCAGTAGTAGTTACTCCAGTGACTCCAGTGGTAGTTACTCCAGTAGTAGTGACTCCAGTGGTAGTTACTCCAGTGACTCCAGTAACGCCAAGGATACAAAATGCTGCGCCACCTGTTGGAATAATTGACCCCTACAAGCCCAGTTTTGCCGACATTGGTTTTAAAACAAAAGGCTTTGCAGAATTTGAAGGGCCTCTTGCAAAATATTTAAAAACAGTTGCTCTTGGTTCTTACGCAGGAAATTTGCGAGAAATTCAACAAAATCAACAGGCAGCCCAAATGCAAGATGAACTTTCCGCTCCAGAAGAGCCCGGCTCCAACTACTTCACCTATGGCCCGCAAAACGACATTGACCTGCCGGAGAACCCCGGCACGGAGATGCTGTACTCGAAGGCTGGAGGGCTTGCCACGCAAAAATTTGCCGGTGGCGGTACTACCCGGCATGGCAGGTACGCCGGAGGCGGCCTAGGGGTCATAGAGCACTCTGGCAAGGCCAGATTGGACTTCCGCACCGGCAATGCCGTGACCGGACCCGGCGATGGCCAGTCCGACGACATCCCGGCCATGTTGGCTGACGGGGAGTTTGTGTTCCCTGCGGACGTGGTGGCGGCTCTTGGGAATGGCTCAACCAAGGCCGGGTCAGATAAACTCTACGACATGATGCATTCCATTCGGTCGTATCACCGGTCGGCCAAACCCAAAGACTTGCCGCCCCCAGCCAAAAAGTCACCGCTGGATTACATCAAAAAACGCAAAGTTAGGAGATAACCATGGGCTTCCTTCAAGGCGCACCGCTGCCGGACATCAAGACAACCGAGACAAAGGTTGACGCGGCCCCGTCGTACTACACCGACTACCTGACTGGCCTGTCTGGCGCGGCTTCAAAGGCCATGGGCAAGACCCCTGCGCAGTCTGTTGCCGGGTATGATGAGATGCAGACCTCTGGGTACGGAATGCTGCCTACGGCCGCAACGGCATACAAGCCCGGGTTACTGGCCGCGCAAAACACGGCTGCTGAGGCCGCCCAAGGCATCACGCCCGAGCGCATTCAGGCCCTAATGAACCCGTACACCAGCAACGTCGTGAATGAGATGGGGCGGCTGAGTCAACAAAACGTGCAACAAAACTTACTACCGACTATGAAGGCCGGGTTTGTTGGCACTGGTGGTCTGGGCGGCCAACGCTACGCCAATGCCCTTGGCCAGTCCATGTCGGACATTCAGGCGGGGTTGACTGGCCAGCAGTACGGTGCCCTGTCAAAGGGCTACAGCGATGCCCTGAAGGGCGCACTGGACGAGGCCCAGTTACAGAACTTGGCGGCTGGAACGCAAGGCAAGCTGTCCCAGCAGGAGCTTGATATGGCACTGACCGGCGCTGGCGCATTGACCAAGGCCGGCGCAGAGCGTCAGGGGTACGAACAAAGCCTGCTAGACCAGCCGCTCAAAACGGCCACGGCTGCGTCCAACCTGATGCGCGGCTATACCGTGCCCGGCAATCAGACCGTGACGTTTACCGGGCCCAAGGCGGGCGCGTACCAAACTTCTGGTTTGGCAGACATTCTGAATGCCGTAAGCGTAGCCGGAAGTGTTAAAGGTGGCACAGGTTTGCAAACTATTGCTGGTTTAGGTGGAGATCTTTTAAACTATTTTAAAGGCGTTGGGAGTGGGAACAAAACAATTGGAGGGGATTACAAAGTTGACAATTCAGAATTTGTTGGTGAAAACGCAGACGGTAGTAGCCTTTATTTTGATTTTGCAACCAACAAGTATTACGATTCTACTGGCACTATAGTTCCAGTTGACTTTAGTGGAGAGGGATAACATGCCCACCTCAACAGTAAAAACCACTGGTTATGTCTCGGGAGAAGACCCCGATACGATTGAAGCAAACCGCGTTTATCAGGACGCATTAGCTAGACTGGCGCAGTCGCTTGACACGCGCAAAAACAGATTCTTTGACCCGGTGTGGCTGGCCGCCGCCCAAGGTTTTGGAGCCCCAACGCAAACCGGCGGCTTTGGAGAGTCGCTTGGTAATGCTGCAAAAAGCATCAGCGCTGCTCAGGCGGAAGATATCAAACAGCAGCAGGAGATTGATCAGCAACGAGTAGCCGCAGCCGGTAAGGGGGTTGAGCTGCAACGCATGAGGGCTAAAGATTCGGAGTTTGCTAAATATTTTGCAAGCAGGCAGGCTATAGCCGGGCCGCAGGCCGGAGCTTTGGTGGGTCCGAATGCACTGCCTACTGCAAAAGCGGCCGAGCCAAGTGTTGGTGCATTGCCTGCTTCACCAACAGCAGACAGTCTATTTGCTGGTGGGCGACTCAAGCCAGAAGAGTTGGCCGCTTTCAAAGCAGGTAACGCCGGTTTACCTACAGGGCGGCTTAATCCAACAGAGTTGGCCCAGTTCCAAGCGATTGCCAAGGCGGACAAACTAACCGTTCCTGAAGCACCCACGGCGGCTAGAGGCGTAAGCGCTAGCCAGCCCGGCGCTCTGCCTGCACCAGCTCCTGTTCAGCGGGCAGCCCAAGGCGCTTTGCCTGTTGCAAGCGATGCTGATGATGACGGGGGCGTTCAGATAATGCCCCCAAATCCAAACTTGCTGACTGGCGATGAATATATTCTGCGAAATCGTTACAGCGGAAAATCTTTAGGTGAGCTTCTGAAGGAAGCGGCGGAGATTGAGCGGAAAAATTTTGAAACAAAAGATATTGGAACAACAAATCTCAGGACTGGCAGGTTTTACGCGACTAAATCTGAACCACAAGAGATTCAAATTTATGGCGAAGGTTATGACGGAGGAACTTTTAAGGTTCCACAATCTGTTGCTGCAAAACTTTATCAACTTCTACGAGAAGGCAATGAGCCCGGGTACAGAGCCTTAGCTGACAGGTATACAGGCAGATCGTTTGGCCGGCCAGCAGGTTCTGCGCCTGTCACAGGTGGTTCTGAAGAAGCCAAAGCACTTGCTAAAAAAATTGCTGAGGAAAAAAGAGCAAATGACGAAAAAATTGCCGCAGAAAAAAGAGCCGCAGCTGCAAAAATTGTGCAAGAAAACAGAGACCTCATTACAAAAATTGCAGAAGAAAACAGACAAATTCCTATCAAAGAAGCTGAAAAACGCGCTGAAAAACTTGGTGAGGCCGCCGCTGCAAAAGAAGCGGCTGCTGAAAGTACCGATGTTGCAGCACGCCGTATTTATGGCAACGCTACTCGTGTAGAAAAGTCCCTTAAAGAAAGCGCAAATTACTTTGGTATTTTTGCCCGCCCCGGTGTAATTTCCGCAACTGGTAATTTAGTTAAACAAGGCATACAAACGCCTGACGGCACATTGAATCTTGCAGGTTTTGAAGATACCATGCGGGCGGTGATGCCGGACGTTTCGCAGACGGATCTTGACAATGTTACCAACGCTGCGGCCGAGCTTGCTGAGATGGAATTAACCTTTACGCGTTTGTACTTTGAAAAGCAGGGCGCAATAACTGAGGGTGAACGCAAGATTGTTCGCGTCATTCCCGGAACCATCAGCAGCAGTCCAGAAGTGCTCCGCTCCCGCATGGAACTGCTCAAGGCGCGGTCGCAGTACGACATTGATGTTGTGGACTCATTTCGCCAATGGCAAGACAACAACCCCGGTCGCTCGTACCTTGAGTTTGAACGCAAATCAGAGTTGTACAAAGACATCAAAAAGAACTTTGAGGCTGAAACTGAGAAGATTTTTGGTGGCATCAGGGCCGTGCCCTCAAACCAACGCCAGCAAGTGGCTCCCGCTGCACCGCCCGCTGCACCAGCCGCTAACCAACCCAGCCCCGGATTTAAAAGAGATACAACAACTGGCGTGATTCGCCGCAAATTGCCGGGAGAATAATATGGCCAACAAAAATATTGAGCAGTTCATTGCTACCTACGGTCCTGTTGCGCAACAGGTCAGCAAAGAGATTAACGTCGATCCCAATGTGTTGCTGAGCCAATGGGGTACTGAAAGCCGCTGGGGTCAAACTGACATGGCCAAGAAGCACCACAATTTGGGTGGCATCAAGGACTTTAGTGGCAGTGGCTTTGAGGCAAAAGACAACAAAACGGGGTCAATTGACAAGTACGTCAAGTTTGAGGATCCAGAAGTCTTTGGCATGTATTACGTCGATCAGATCAAGCGCAACTTCCCGGGTGCTATCAACACAGGCCCGGACGTCGGTGCGTTCACTAGAGGCTTGGCCACTGGTAAAAATGGTTCTTATTTTGGCGTCACTGCTGAGGAATACGAAAGCTCTTTAACTGCCGCTCAGTCTTCAATACCTGAAAACAAAATTTTGCCTTTTGCACCAGCCGCGCCACCCAAACAAGCCGCACCTCCAGTTGAAACTGACCAGCAACGCGATGCTCGAATACAAGCAACAATCCAAGCAGCGATGGACGCTCAAGAAAAACGTCAGGCTCAAATATATGGCGCTGGGGTTGGCCTTGGTATATCAGGAACCAAGGCCGTCGGGGCTGGCGCAGGAGCTGCCGTACAAGCGGTCGCAAACCGCGCAGGACAGGGTTTCAGCGCTGGTATGCAAACCAATGCCCCACCAGTGTCCCCCCTTAGTCAACCGCCCGCTGGACCAACTTCTGGCGAAAAATGGGCGGCCAAAACTGGTTATGGCAAAGGCGCTGGAACAGTTCAAGACGTCAGCTCTCGGTTCCAGAGGTCAATAGGCCAAGGACCAGTTTCTGGTCGAATGGACAAACTATGGGGCCCTGCATTAGAGGGCGAAAATCCACAATTAGCGCAACGATTGATTGACCGGGCTAAAGCTGCTGAGGCAGCAAAAATCCCACCAAAAGTATCTGGTCTTGATTGGATTACGAACAAGTTTTCGAACATGATTCGACCTGTATCAAGCGCTGTCTCCACTGTTGCAAAGTACGGTTTACCACCATTAGCTTTGGCCAGCGCTGCTGGTGAGGGCGTCAATATTGCGCAGCAGTTACGCAAGCCAGAAGATCAACGCGATCCTACAAGCATGTTCTTGAGTGGCGCAAACATTTTGGGATCTGGTTTGTCAATGATTCCAGCCACCGCGCCATTTGGCGTGCCTTTGGCAATTGGAAGCGGCGCTGCTCAAGCGTACCGCGACAGTCCTGACGCTAAAGCGTACGTTAGGAAAAAAATACAGGGGTTGGCCGACGTACCGTTGCTTGACGAAATGACGGGATCCCTACCCTAATTCAAGCGGCACTCCCCGCTTGGGTTGCCGTGGCTTTGCAGATGCCTGCGGTATCTTTGATGCCCCCTTGGAATAAATTCTAAGGGGGCTTTTTTACGGACGCCGTTTAGACAATTTCCAAGCGCATTCTGGGTTCATCTGCTTTACAAGTTTGACGCAGCGCTCGTGCTCCTCGGCCGCAATCAGGGGGCGCAGTACGGCCTCCAGCTTCTCGGCAAACTGAACAATGTCTACCTCGTCGGCAATCAGCGGATCCTTGCGCTTCTCGTCGGAGTAGAAGAAGATTTGCTTGATCAGCTCTTCACTTAGATAAGACTTCATTTGTTACTTTCCAAAGTTCCCAGTTAACAATACAGTTGCGAGCCATTGCTTTGTGAGCAAGTCCAGTGTAGGGGTTTAGCGCACTGTCCAAGTAGTCCTCAATGACGCCGCGTTTTGACAGCGACATCTCGTGCTTTTCTGCCTCTAGTTTTAATGAAAACAACGTGCCGTCTGTGGTTTGGTATGCAGTAATGGGTTTCATTTGTGTTGATTTTTAAGTTGCCAAAAAGTTAAAAGCGAGCAAAACATCTCCCAGCCTCGCTGTAGATCTGCCTCATCCCACTGCTTGATGAAGACAAGACCCGGGACGCTGCGCGAGACAAACACGTTGGAGCAACGTGCCTTGGGGATGCCCAGCCCGACACGATAAGCCGCCAACTGAATCAGGTGGTCGTCGTAGGCGTCAATCTTGTCCCCGTCCACGAATTCCTTGGTCTTGACATCGGCCACAATCCCGTCCCCGGCGGTGCTGTGCAGGTCGCACTTGCCGCCAAAACCATGGCTGTGACCAAAGGCCCGCTCGGCAATCCAGCCCTGATGGCCATAGAAGGCGTCTAGAGCGGCCACAGTGCCCTTAACGTGGGCCTCGTGGCGGTAGACCACTGCGCCCTCGTAGAAGCCCTGTATGGAGGCGTGGATGTCCGTTCCGGCATCCGCCGCTGCCCTGCCCTGCTCCTTGCTGTCAACCATGATGCGGTCGATGTACTCGTCCTCCGGCTCTTGCTCCCGGCGCGGCAGGGTCAGGGCGGCCATCAGCACTTGCTTTTGCAACCACTGGATCAGCGCAGGCTTGGCCATCACGCCGAGCACTGTGGTGACAGACGGCACAAGGTTCTCGGTCCGAGCGTCTCGGAGCGTCGTGTTGCGCTCCTTGCCGTTCTTGCCCATCACCGTGTACCGGGGCACCCCGTCGCGGGTGTACCAGTGATTGCTTTCGCTGGCGCGGGGGTCTTTTGCTGTGATGGTCATTATTCTTGCTCTCGCAGCATGGCATCTGCACATTGATATGAAGACTCTGCAACATTTTTAAATTCACGACCTGAGTAAAACTCAACGTCCGCAGATAAAAATGCTTGCATCGCCTTTGCAGCGAAGTAATCGCGCAGGGTCATACCCATATCGCCTTGTGCAATTAGCTCGCCGTCATCAACTATGTTGGGTTGAGGAAACGCTGGGCCGCCTGTTTCTGTTGTGGTAGTCATCAAAAAATCCTCATAACTTCAAGCACTTGACTGTCCCGAACGATTGTTGTTGTTACCGAACCTTGGCCCCACAGCCTCAATGCAGTGGAGGCAGTTGAGGTTTGAAGGTCAGGTCCACCAAATTTGTCAAAAGGAATTTGAACCGCATCACCAACCGACATACTTTCAATATGTTTACGAATGTAAGTTGCCCGTTGCCCGTGAGGGTGCTTAGGAAGTTTTTTACTTCTTTTTGGGCCATCAATATTCAAAATCCCGTGTTTATTGCCCAAAGGATCTATGATTGCGTAAACGCATTTCATGCTGTCTAGCATAATAATGGCGCGTTTAAAAGTGCTTTCTTGGATCGGCGACATTTTTAAAATTGTTGGCAGGTTCATATTGCTCTCCATACTCGTTGATAACGGCCGGTTTGGCCAATGGTTTCTTGCTCGGTGGGTTCCGCAAAACCTGCCTTTTGCAGGTCAGGGAGACGTCGCCAGATCTGATCCGGACGCAGCCTCAGTCGGGCTGCAATTTCCTCAAAGGTGCCGTCGCCCCGCTTGAGTTCCCGGTAGATCTTGGCGCACAGGTTGTCAGCAAATTCATCGACTCGAAGTGCCGCCCGCTTTGAAGTGCTTGGGTCTTCGAGCCGTGCCAGCTTGCGTGGTTCTGTGTACATGCTGGTTGCCTAAAAGGGTATGTCCGAGTCCATGTCATCAAAGCCCGTCCCAGTGGAGCTAGGATTGCTGACAGGCGCTTGATTGCGGGCACGCCACTCGGGTGAGCTGGTAATCTTCTCCCGCAGACCGTTGCCAAAGGTCTCGAACAACTCCATGTCGGGTTTGTCAATATCAAACGAACTCAGCTTGTTGAAGCCCTCCGGCAGACCCCCCCGCTTGATGGTCACAGGCACCGGGTTGATTGAGACAATGTTGGTGAACTCTTTGCCGTTTTTCCCAATAGCCTTGGCCGCAGTAATCATGGCCCACACACCTAGCACGTTTTTAAGTTCAAACCCGCGCAGTTCGTCGGCAGTAAAAGGACGTCCGCGCCAAGCCTGCAAATCTAAACGCAGTGTGGCTTTTTCGGCCAACGACAACGTAAAGTTCTTTGAGATTGACATTGGCTCGCCCTTGGCCGTCACCAAAGGTTTGCCGTCCTCGTCCTCGCCATGCACCTCAAACTGCAACATGACCTTTTGCAGGTGCTTGACCTGCCCTTGGAAGTCAGTCTTCTGCGTGCCCATGTCCACAATGCGGTAGCACCTTGCCAAGTGCATTCCGGGTGACACCGGGGTAAAGCTGCCGCCGCCACTGTCTTTCGCTATCAATCCCATAATTTTCTCCTGTCAGTTTAAAAATAGACGATTTAGGCACGCCACACTCTGTGCAGATCGTGTCCCAGTCGTCTGGGGTAGCAACGCCCGTGGCAGCCCGGCAAAGGGCCTCCACAAGCATTTGCGTTCGTTCCAGCATAAGCTGGTTAAGCATTGAATCCATCATTTATCATTCGCTTTCAGATTAAAACGCTTTAAGCCGCTACTGTACCAAGTTTAATTTGGAAATACAACCCCCTTGCAAAATATTTTTTTGGGTGTACGATACGCTTAAACCAAGAAGGATTACATGACGCTTACCGAATTTTTCAAAGACAAGCCAAGGGGGGCCAAGATCGCCATGGCCCGCAAGCTGGGCCTGAGCAAGACGTGGATGAGTCTTGTGACCACTGGGAGGGCGTTGGCCAGCCCGGAGTTGTGCGTGGCCATCGAGCTGTACACCAAGGGTCAGGTAACGCGCACCGTGCTCCGGCCAGACATCTTTGGTGATCTTGAGTGATCTGGTACAAATTCCACATTGGCGAGTACCTGAAGGAAACGGCGCGGCTTGCCGATGCCGAGGATTTGGCCTACCGCCGGTTGTTGGATTTGTGCTACATGACTGAGAAGCCTTTACCGCTTGATGTTGGGCGACTGGCGCAGCGCATTGGCTTGGATGAGGACGTTGTTGTGCCGGTGCTCGAGGAGTTCTTTGAGCGGACGGATGAGGGCTACATCAACGCCCGGGCCCACAAAGACATTGCCAGCCGCACCGCAAGGGGTGAGGTCAACAGAATTGCTGGCAAGCTGGGCGGCAGGCCAAAAAAGGCAGTATGATAATATTGGGCATGGCTACCCTTAGCGGGGGAAAAGGCGATTCGTTACCGCCCTGCCAGACCCACCTACAGTAACGGCTGACCTAGAACGTAAGGTTGTCAATGCACTACTACAGTTTCCATATTGGGGACTACAAATCCCATACCCATCATCTTTCTTTAATGGAAGACTTGGCGTTTCGCCGCCTTTTAGATCATTATTACTTGCATGAGCACCCTATAAAGCAACGGGACATAGCCCGGCAAATTGGGATGCGTGATCAAGAGCAGGACGTTCTGACAGTCCTCAATGAGTTTTTTGTCAGCACAGACGCTGGGTTTATCAACCCCCGGGCGGACAAGGAAATTGCTGCCTACCGCCTCATGTCAGAGGCTGGTAAGCGAGGTGCCGACAAGCGGTGGGCAAAGCCAAGCGATAGCCCCCCTATAGCCCCCCCATCGCCACCCTTAACACCCCCTAATAGCAACCATGAACCATTAACCATAAACCATAAACCAATAGATACCAATATATGTCCACCTGACGGTGGCCTTGAGGTAAAAATTCCAGATTGCAATCATCAGAAAGTTATTGATCTGTACCATGAGCAGCTACCAACTTTGCGCCGAGTGGAAGTCTGGAACGCTGTTAGACAGGGATACCTTAGACAACGCTGGCGGGAAGTGGCAACAGAACTGGGCAAAGACAAGCCAGCAACCGTCAGCGCAGTGTTGGAATGGTTTGATGATTTTTTTGGGCACATCAACAAATCCAAGTTTTTGGTTGGCAAGGTGAACAACAAGGACGGGCGAGCGTTTACCGCCGATCTTGAATGGATTCTTAAGCCCAGCAACTTTGCAAAAATTGTGGAAGGAAAATACCATGGCACTCACTAATTTCAAAAAAGACGAACCGGCTTACGAAGGCCCCAGCCTGCTTTGCAGCGTGCCGGGGTGCGTAAGTCGTTGGAGCGTGAAGCTGGAAGGGCAGACGCCTAAGTGTTCCCATCACCAGTGGCAGCAACCGCTGAATAATTACACGAAGACCTACAAGCAATATCTGGCCGACAAAAACCAGCCAGTGGTGGCCAAAACCGTCAGTGCTTGGTACGACAAGGATCAATGGTGAACTATTTTCAGGCCCACAAACTTTTGGACGAGGTAAAAGATGGACACAACCACACCACCGCCAACATCTCAACCGCCCTTGAACTCACTGGAGACATTATCGGATTCGGACTGGTTGGAGAGATTAACTCAGGGGTATGCGGAACTGGCCTTGGCGGGTGGAGATCAAGCCCAAAAGGATGGCAGGAGAGCTTACTTGATACACCGATTTAAAGAACTTGAACACGGTTGGCCCGGCATCACGCTGATGATCCACCGCAAAATCAGGGCAATGAAATGAACATTTTTGAACAGGGCAAAACCCTTTACACGCAGAACGAATTCAATCAGGCGTTGACTGAGGCCAAGGCCGAGATCATTGCCGTGGCAATTCAAACTACAAAACAGGCAATGTTCCTTGAACGCCGGGCCTGCGCTCAGATGCTGCTGGACATGGCCGACGAGGAGGACGAGGGCGCTGTCTGTACAGCCCTGCGCAACGCCGCCGAGTACATGGTCAACCGCGTGCCGGTGCAGAATCAATGATGCAAATTACGTTCACCATCCCCGGGCCGCCGCACGGCAAAGGCCGGCCAAGGTTTGCCCGGCGTGGCAACTTTGTTGCAACCTACACCGACGCCAAGACCAGCAGCTACGAAGACCAAGTCCGGTTTTATGCTCTCCAAGCCATGGGCAGCAGCAAACCGCTGGAAACGGCGCTGGAGGCCGCAATCTACATCAGGCTACCCGTGCCTAAGTCATACCCTAAAAAACGCGTGGCGGCCTGTTTAAGCGGCTCTGAGTGGCCATGCAAGAAGCCTGACTGGGACAACGTGGCTAAATCAGTCTGCGATGCCATGAACTCAATCGTTTTTGTTGACGACAGCCAGATCGTCGAATGCCACGTCCGCAAGGTGTACGCCGAGACCGCTGGTGTAGACGTGCTTATCAAGGAAAAAGAATGACACCGCTAAAAGCGAAATGGTTTGAAGGGCGCAAGGGCAAGGTTGGCATCGCCTTGGTCCAGACGGATGACGGCGACACCGAGTACCGCATCAGCTCCGTGGATGGATTCCTTGAACACATGGACGTCCAGCAGGTCGTTGCGTGGGGCGTCTGGTTCCCGACCGAGGCCGGTGACGCATTATTCCCGGAGGAACTATGACTGAAAAACTGATTGATCCGCAGGCGGCGGTGGACTTCATGATTGCAAAGTCCAAAGCGTATGCGATTGCCGAGGCCAACAAAGTTTACATGGAAGAGCTGCGCAAGACGATCAAAGCAGAGCAGATGATTGAGGCTGAGTTGCGGGATCACAAAACGGCCGCCATGCAAGAGCGTGAGGCGTATGCCGCACCCAAGTACAAAGAGCATTTGAAAGCCCTACAGCAGGCCGTAGAGGTCCGCGAGGAGCTAAGGTGGATGCTGATAGCGGCACAGGCCCGCATCGAGGTCTGGCGCTCGCAAGAGGCCAGCAGCCGGGCCGAAAACAAGGCCACGATATGAACGAGGACGAAGAGTTTGAGCGCATTGAGCGCGAGATCCAGTTGCGCCAAGCACTACGGGCCGCCCCCGTTTCTTTGACGTACTCGATCAAATTGACGCAAGGACAGCGTATCAAGCTGATGCAGTTAGGCGGACCCAAGTGGATCAGGGCGCAAATTGATGCAGCCACGGTAAAAAAGTAACGATTTACGCGCAAAACAGTTGCTTTATTGCAACAAATTAGGGTAAACACTTAGAAAATAACCTAAAAAAGATTTTGTGTCGTGTAATTTGGGCTTACACTACCATCACTGACCAAGCAATACCTGCAAGGCAGCACCAGAAAGACAGCGAAATGACTACCACCATCACCCACGACGTTGACACCCTCGGCACTTTGTTGGCCCAGATCACAGCCCTGACCAAAAAGGCTGACCTGATCAAGGACGGCATCAAAGACAGCGCCAGTCTTGGCGGTGACAAGGTCATTGAGGGCAGCCTTTTCAGGGCCGCTTACTCTGAGTCCAACCGGTCCAGCGTGGACACCAAGAAGATGTACGCCGATCTGGGCATCACGCCAGAGCAGATTGCCCGCTACACCACCACCAGCGCCGTCTACAGCGTCAAGGTCACCAGTCTTTAAACCCACCCGCCCCCTTGGGGGCATTTATTGAAAGCGCATCATGAAAATCAAAACCACAGTCCACATCCATTATCAACAAAACTCTTGGGAAAATGAAGGCAAGTTCATTGTGTTTTATGTTCACCTTGACGACACCAAAGACCGCACCTATGTCGGGGCGCAAGAGATTGAGATTGAAGTGCCGGACAACTACGACCCACGGAGTCAACAAGTGGCGGCGCTTGAAAAACAAAAGCAAAAGGTAATTGCCGACTACCAAAAATCTGTGATGGATATTAACTACCGCATTAGCAAGTTGCTGGCACTGGAGCTCACAGCATGAAAGACGCAACAAAAGAAGAATTGTTGGATTTATTTGCAATTGAAATACTGAAGTCGCTTATTGTTGTTCGGGATCAAAATACAAGGGACGCCGGCCGCTTGGCTGAAGATGCTTATTTTATAGCTGACCAGATGCTTGAGCGACGCGAAATAATCTTGAGCCAATGGGAGTTAAACAAAAAAGTTGTGCAGAAATCAAACAAAGAACTTGTTCAGGATGCACTGGACAGTATCAACAATTTGTATTTAACAAGACGGTCGGAAAATTGTTTAAAAGCCGAAGGCATTATTACAATAACGCAATTACTCAAAGTTACTGAGAATCAGCTAATTAAAATTCCAAACCTTGGCCGCAAAAGCCAAAAGGAAATTATTGAGCAATTAGCCGGACTTGGCTACAAACTTAGGGATCACACATGACCGCCCCCGAGACCAACATGAGCGAGTACATCGCCGGCTTTGACGCCGGCTATGACTGCGTCCTGCGCGAGATAGAGCGGTACATCAAACGCCACGACTACGAGCCACGGGCCCAGTGGCCGCTTGATCGGCTGCTTGCTCACCTCAAGTACCACCTCAAGACAAAGGATGAGCCGATTAGGGAAAACACCTAGAAGAAAAGTGTTGCACCGTTTAATTTGGTGTTACACTGAAGTCACTGCACCACCGCAGCACCACAGAATTGAAAGCGAATCATGACTCACCCCTTCCAAAAAGCCGGCCTCGGTACAGCTCCTTTCTCCTGCACCCACGTTACCGAGAACGTGTTTGCCTTGCCAGACGGCACGTCAAAGGCCGGCGGCTGCTGCGACTACTGCGGCACCGGCATTCGCTGGGAGTTCTGGATAAAGGGCAGCATCGCTGGTGCTAAGCAGTTCAAGGTCGGCTGCGACTGCGTGGTTAAGACTGGCTGGGGCATCGAGGGCTTTGAAAAGATCCGGGCCGATCACACCCGCGCCCGTCGCCAAGCCGGCGTACAGTCCCGCCGGGCGGTACGTCAGGCCCAAGTGGCTGCAGAACGCGCTCAGAAGGCCGCTGATCGCCAAGAGGCTACCCAAGCATGGCGCAATGCCAACAGCGCCGTGGTGGCCCGCCTGACGGCTTATGAGGGCACAAACAGCTTCCTGCGCGACATGATGAGCAACCTGAGCCATTGGGGCAACCTGTCCGCCCGCCAGCTTGAAACCGTCGAGTCCTGCTTTGCCGTCATTGACCGCCTTGAGGCCGCACGCGCCAACAGCCAGCACGTCGGGGCAGTTGGCGACAAGATTACCCTGACCATCACGGTTGAGCGCATCATCGTGCTTGAGTCCCAGTTTGGGACCACCTTCATCACCCTTGCCCGTGACGAGCAGGGCAACGCCATTTTTTACAAAGGCCGCACCGACATCGGCAGCAAGGGCGACACCACTACTATCAAGGCCGCCGTCAAGGAGCACACCGAGTACAGCGGCGTCAAGCAAACCGTCATTCAGCGCCCCAAGCTGGTGGAAGTGGCATTAGGGTAAGTCCCTATCAAAATAATTGTAAAACTGATGATTCAGTGTAATTCAATGTTACACTGGCATCACTGCAATCAAGCAGGCAACCACAGAAATGACACACTACATTGTTGAGATTGAGACCACAGTGGCAGGCATCCCCTGCATTGTCGGCGTGACGGAGTACAGCAGCGTGGCCGGCGACTGCGGGGCGGACAGCGACTGGGACTACGAGGGCAGCAGCGAGTGCCTGTTTGACGTGCTTGACCGCCGTGGCCGCCCTGCACCGTGGTTGGCACGCAAGCTGACAGACGAAGACGACTCCCGCATCCAGTCCGAAATTGCCGAATATTTGAACTAAGGAGATCCCTATGACACAGCAAGAATTTGACCGACTCGTCACGCTGGACATCCAGCGCTTGGTGGACAAGGCTCAAGCTGAGTACGAGGCCAAGGTGGCCGCCGAGGAAGCGGCTGACAAAGCAGGTGAGGCATGAGCTGGGTGGCAGCGGCCCTAGTGGCCTTAGTGATGTCAGCAGCCTACTTGCTGGACGGCCCGTCCGAACATGAGGCACGGGTGGACACAGCAGAAGAAAGGATTCAGAAAATGTGCGGAGAAAACGCAGGCTGGAAGATGTTGGACGATGGCTCAGTCCAGTGCTATACGCACCGTGGACTTAAAACTCGCAGGGTCACGTTGTGAATGACGATGACGACTACAGCATGATTGATGAGGTCATGCACTGGATGACCATTATCTTTCTGGTGCTGATGACGATTACATTTTTGGCTGGAATTGCTGGATTTTTGTGGGGGATGCCATGACGCAAGATGAAATCATCCTCATAGCAGACGCCTCTGGTCTGTCGTGGTACGGCATGGGCAAGGACAGAGATAAATTTCTGCACTACCTTGAAGCCTTTGCCAACCTAGTCGCTGCTGCCGAGCGTGAGGCGTGTGCAAAACTGTGCGAGGCACAAGGAGAGTACGGCGATGAGCAATACGCCGCCGCCATCAGAGCAAGGGGCCAAGCATGACTGACCTGAGACAAGCCGCGCAGCAGGCGCTGGAGGCGTTGCACGAATTTGGCTATCACGGTAGTTCGCCAAGGTGGGAGCGCACCGCTAATGCCCTAAAAGCCGCCCTTGCACAGCCAGAGCAGGAGCCGAGTCAGTGGCGTGACATGATTGTCGTTACCCTAGTCCGCGAAGGCATTAACAAGCACAAGGCGCGAGAGTTGGCTGATCACTTTGCGGCACAGCGCCCGTGGCAGGGGCTGACGGAAGAATGCAAGCCTTGAAGGCGGCAATCATGGATAACTGGCCATTTCCCACCGAGCTGCCACCAGCCCAGCCAAGCAAGCCAATACCTTTCAATCCAGACAATTTTGAGGAGGCACCGTGGTATAATACCTAACAACTAAAAGCGAAGAGAAACCGACTTGGTTTCGACCGGCACAACCGGGTACATCAAACAAAACGGAGAGAAAAAATGAAAGAACGAATTTACATGGTCACCAGCGCCCAAGGCACCCGGCTGATCAAAGCAACTCTGCGTCAACAGGCCCTGAGCCACGCAGCCATCAGCACCTTCACGGTCCGAGTGGCCACGCAAGACGATCTCGTTAAGCAGCTCACCGCCGGCACCAAGATTGAGCAGTACAAGGATCTTGAGCAGCCAGAGTTGGTAGAGGGTAGCGAGTCGCCCGGGAACTGAGTCATGGCAGAGACAATTTATGTCGCCAAAAACGACCAAGGCGCACGACTTGTCCGAGCAAGCATGCGCCAGCAGGTGCTGAGTCACGTTGCGGGCACTGAGTACACAGTGACCGTAGCGACGCAGGATGATCTGGTCGAGCAATTGACGGCCGGCACAAAAGTCGAACAATACCAAGACCCGCCGGGGCACATTGATGCCAGCACTGTTTACAGACTCAGTGAGTGGGTTAAATTAAATTTTAGTAACGGCTGCACAGAAAAACAATTAGTTGATGTGATGATTTCACAAGGCCGATCTGAAGAAAGTATTGCCCAAGTATTTACAGAAGCCAGAAAAGTAACTTCTGAAAAAATGGTGCAGGCTGTTATTCAGCAAAACAAAATGGCATCATCGGTATTTAGAGTATTGACAAAACTACATTATCAAAACCCTAAAAACTTAATTATTGACAAAATCAATATTACATCTAAAGAAGATTTTTACAATGATTACTGGACAGCAAACAAACCAGTGGTCATAAAAAACTTCACCACAGAGTGGGGGCTCACGGAGAGATGGAGTCCCAATAACCTTGTGAAGAAATATGTCAATATTATGGTTGAGGTGCAGACCAACAGAACTAAAAACAAGACCTACGAATTAGACATGGTCAAACACAAAACCAAGATGTTGTTCGGCGAGTACATCAAGCTGATAAACAGCGTGGATGAGAGCAACGACTTTTATATGATGGCAAACAATCAAGTATTTAATACGACAAAACTTGCAGAACTGTTAGACGAGATTCCAAACGTCCCGGATTACTTAAATCCACCGAGCAGGAATGGCCGCTGGCATTTCTGGATTGGCCCTAAAGGAACCATCACGCCGCTGCACCACGACCAGCACTGCATCATTCATGCGCAGGTAAGGGGCCGTAAAAAATGGAAGCTCATATCGCCACTGCATCTCCCAGACCTGTACAACAACCCCGGGACTTTTAGCCAAGTGGACATTGAAAACATCGACTACGAAGCATTCCCGTTGATGAAAAACGTAAACGTGTTGGAAACGATCGTAGAGCCGGGCGAAGCAATGTTTGTCCCACTGGGCTGGTGGCACAACGTCGTTGCACTCGATGAGGTCGTGTCAATATCCACAGTAGACTTTGTGTTTGAAAACAAGTGGGAATTTGAGAACCCACCGTAACGGTTAAGATACAGACATCAACGGACGAGGAATAAGGTCATGCCAGAAACCGCCGCAAAGCCACAGAAACGAGCCACAGCCGCCCCAAAGACAGTAGGTAAGGGCAAGGTAGCCAAGCAGCCTGTAAAGGGCTTAAAAGCCCAAAACAAGACAGGCAAGTACACCCCAGAGCTAGCGCAGGAGATCTTCCGCCGCATCAGCATGGGAGAGCCGCTACTGAAAATCTGTAGGGACGAGACGATGCCAACGCGGCAGGCGGTCTACAATTGGTGTGGGGCCGACGAGTCTCTTGCGTTACAGTTCGCACGCGCCCGCGAGGAGGGCTGCGACGCCATGGCCGAGGAATCACTGTCCATCATGGACGACGAGCCGCTGGCCGTGTTTGACGAGGCTGGCAACAAGCGGTATGACCCCGGCTCAATCAGCTGGAACAAAGGCCGGGCCGAGCACCGCCTCAAGCTGATGGCTTGCTGGAATCCCAAGCGGTACGGCACCAAGCTGGCGCTGGGCGGTGACCCCGGCAACCCGATACAGGTCGAGGCGCAGATCGAGTCCAACACTTATCTCGCGGCGATTATGAAGAACGTGGAGCTCAAAAAACAAGTCGCGGCGAATGAGTGACATCGCGGCGATCGTCTCGGACCCGGAGGTCCAGCGTCACTTAGCAACAGCAAGCCCTGAGTACAGGCTGGCGTGGGCATGGCGCATGTCGTGGTTCTCCACCCAACACAAGCACCAGATCCTGCCGCCGGGTGACTGGTGGTCCATCTGGCTGATGCTGGCTGGCCGGGGCGCAGGCAAGACCCGCACGGCTGCGGAACAGATCGGCTGGTGGGCCTATGAGCAGCCCGGCACCCGCTGGCTGGTAGCCGCCCCCACCTCGGCTGACGTCCGGGGAACCTGCTTCGAGGGTGACTCCGGGCTGGTGAGTGTGATCCCCAAGAGCTTGGTGGTTGACTACAACAAGACCGCCCACGAGCTGCGTTTGCACAATGGCAGCCTGATCAAGGGTATACCCGCATCGGAGCCTGAGCGCTTCCGAGGGCCGCAGTTTCACGGGGGCTGGTGCGACGAGCTGGCCGCTTGGGACTACTTACAGGAGGCGTGGGACCAGATTCAGTTCGGGATGCGGCTGGGCAAGCGTACCCGGATGATCTGCACCACCACGCCCCGCCCGAAGGATCTGATCATCGAGCTGATGGGCCGGGAGGGTGACGACGTGGTGATGACCACCGCCTCGACCTACACCAATCTGGCCAACCTGTCGGAGAACTTCCGCAAGCAGATCCTGAGCTATGAGGGCACCACCCTCGGCAGGCAAGAAATTTATGCCGAGATCATTGACCCCGAGGAGGGTGGCATCGTCAGACGGGACATGTTCAAGCTCTGGCCAGCCGGCCGGCCGTTCCCGGCGTTTGAGTACATCATCCAGAGCTATGACGTGGCCACCAGCGAGAAGGCGCAGAACGACCCGACCGCCTGCATCACCTTTGGCTGCTTTAAGCCCGTGGACGGGCCTATGGCGGCCATGGTGATTGATTGCTGGCAAGAACGGATGCAGTACCCCGACCTGCGCCCCAAGGTGCTCGAGGAGTACGAGACCATCTTTGGCGAGGGCAAGGAGCGCAAGCGGGTGGACCTGCTGCTGATCGAGGACAAGAGCGCCGGCATCAGTCTTATACAAGACCTCCAACGGGCTCACCTGCCGGTCCGGGCCTACAACCCGGGGCGGGCGGATAAAATGCAGCGCCTGAACATTGTGAGCAACATCATTGCCCGGGGCCGGGTGTGGATCCCCGAGTCTGACCACCGCAAGGGCTATGTTAAGGACTGGGCCGAGGGCTTCGTCAGTCAGATCTGCGCATTCCCTGAGACAACCCACGATGATTTGGTGGACGCCTGCACTCAGGCCCTGCGCTACCTGCGGGATGCCGGGTGGCTGGACATTGATCCTGCGCCGGATGACGCATGGGACGAGGACGACTATGCCGACAGCGGAAAACCCAAAAGGGCTAACCCCTATGCATCCTGATGGACGTGCCCACGCCCAGAGATTATGATCACGCCATTCACAAAGGCCCTGATCATGCATAGCCCATTCAAGCCACTTGCCAAGATTCGGTCATTCAACAAGTCTAGCCCGGCACCCGCTGCCAAGCAAACCCTGCAAGAATTCCACGCTGCTGGTGGCGGTGTCCCGACCCAGTACAAGGGCCGTGAGCACGTCTGGAACGCCATGGTGGAC